AGGGGTGTTTCTATATAAAACTACGGTGGAATTTACTTACCAGACCATCCCCGGCACGCTCCCCGGGGTGTTCCGATTGGATAACGATGATCTGGGCGACCTAACGATCCAAATACCAGAAGCAATGATTTATCCCGTCGTGGTCGTTTCTTCCGGTCCTGACGGAGATTTCGACCCGGAGAATACCAACGGGGACAATCTCTTCATCGGTGGTCAGATGTCGGCCATATTTGATGACATGGCAATGGGGCTCTCGCGAGTTCTTATCTTAGACCGCTTATATGCAGCGAGGAAACTGCCCTAAGGCTTATATCCGTATTTATGCCCCGCAGGAGGAACCGCATCGTCCCCGCAAGCTGTTAGCCCGAGGAATTCCGCAAGCAGCAGATTATCGCTGTCTCTCCGCAATTCGACGTCAGGGCCGCCCGGATCTCCGTCCGGAGAGCCAGAAGACACATCATATGCTACGCGCGTAAACCCATCGGGCGTGCTAATATTGCTACATCCGGTAATGCTGGTTGTGAGCGTAGTAGAGGAATTGAATGTATCTGAGCCAAAACTCGGGAGATTATCGTAGCCAACCAGATCCACATTATCAGCAACCAAGTTGAACAGCGTTCCTGTAGTGTCGCCATCCTGGTGGATTGAGATCCCTAAATCACCGAACCCACCCCATCCGATTTGAATCCAAATCCAAGACTCTCCCGCCTCCTCCAACGTGACCGCATTCCCCACAGTCTCACAGTCCACGAATAGATAGACCGTGCCGGCAGTCAGCGCTCCCTGGACGGCCGTCAGGCTGATGCTGGTATTGGACCAGCTAACGACCGTCTGCGCGACATTCGTTCCTGATTTATCGTCGTCAGCATTAAGGGAAATATTGGATTCTGACGCACCAAATCCTTTGCCCGTGATTGTCACACTGTCCCCATCGCTAAATGTCGATGGGCTGATACTGTCGATAGACACAAGGCAGTCCGTTCTGGCGCCTAAAGCAGATTCGAGGAAAGCGCCGAGTTTCGATGCACCGGATGAGTCGTGAGTTGTAGCTAGAGTAAGAATTCTGGAACGAGAACGGACATTCCCGTTGGGTAGGATTAAATCAAACCCCTTGTAAAGCTGTGTTCTTATCGCATCACAGCCCCTGCAGCCCGTCAGCTTACGCCCCTGCAGGTCTTGGATTAAGCCCATTACGGCTCGGAGATGTCTATCTTGTAGGGATCTGTGGGCGCGTTTACGGTTGTTATCGTGAGGTTGCTATCCCCAGAGAATGAGCAGTCCACGCCTAGATTCACGGTTGTCCACGTTCTGCCAGTGCTCGAACCGCGGGTGTTGGTAGTGCCGGCGTTCAAGTTTGCGGTCGTAACAGCCGCCCCGCTAATCCGCTCATGGTTCATGTTGGCTGTGCCGCCATTTATGTTGAGGGTCGTGATGGTGAAATCCCCGACCAAATCTGTGGTCAAAGTTCCCCCGTTGACGGTTGCGGTGGTAACGGTACCGTTCGCAATAATCTTGAGAGAGTTGTCACCGCCGCTCTGGATCCATGTGGTAAGCGTCAGGCCGTCGCCAGTAAATACCTTCGAACTGGCTGTCTCATCTGAAACGGTGATAGTGGCGAATGAAGTAGTCTCTCCGGGCTCATCAACAGCCACCCCAACCCCTCCAGGCGCACTTTTTACCTGGAGGGTGGAACTGGCATGGTCTTGCAAGAGCAAGATCGCAGGATTAACCCCTTCCCCAGTAGACTTACTGTTGTGAATCGTGGTTGTGGTTGCCGATGGGTCGCTGTTGTGTAGCTTGATTCTCTGAGAGCCCGTCGCAGTTCCGGGTCCCTGCACTTCCCCAATGTCTACAAACTCAGCGCCGAGCTTCAGGTAATGCTGTCTGTATTCGTGTTTTGTGGCGTCTGTCGTGGCGCCGTCTGCGGAAGTGGCGAACTCTGTTCTGTCTAGACCTATTTTCCCTGTGTAGCTTTGATCGATTCTCAAGAACGCTAAATCAGTGCCGTCATCGTCTAGCCCATAAGCGATGTTATTGGAACTGTTCTCAATGATGACAGTGTCTGTGTCTACTGGAACCACACCTATTGTCGCTGTCGCAGGAACAAACCAGTTGTCACCGGTAGACCAATCGGCCTCCCCTGCTGATGCAGTCGTCGTTGCGAAGTCTGTAACTGTACCAGTGCCGCCGCCGGTCACTGTTAGAGCAGCGACAAAGGGGACACCCGCGGTGTCGGCGGTGCCGATAATATCTCCTGTACTGCCACTCCACGTAATGGCCGCAAAATAAGGATGTGTCGATGCATTCAATGAGGCGCGCAAATTAGTGGCCGTAGTCGCCACGTCCGTGTCCCCGACCGCATCGATAGCTACGTCTCCAATCGTACAGGTGAACGTGTTATTTGCGGGAGTCCCATCGACAGTGTCGATACTCGCAGTTCTCACGCCTACGACATTGTCGGCATTTCCTAGCCAATAAAGTGTTGCCATTTATGATGCCTGTTTCGCCCATGCTCGGGCGTCAATGTTTAAGTCTTGCCACACGATTGTTGTGCTGCTGCTTGTGAAGGCCCCGGTGCCGCGGACAATTCCCTTGATTGCTATAATTTCATCATCGACCACATAGGCGGGGACAATGACTTGTATCTCGTCATCTTCCCCAGATTTAGACGCAGTACGGGTAACGTTATCCGAGTAGACAAATGTCACGTCATTATGGGATGTCGTTATGGTTCTCAGAAGGATTGGGCGGGCTATGCTGATTTGCTCTGTGCCTTCCGTGCTGCCGTTCCACGTTACGGACAACAAGGAATCCCCCTCGATGACTTTTATGCGGAATCGGCCAAACAGAGCTGTACCTGGACTGTCAACAATGTTTGGTAATTGCAGAGCCGGGTTAACGCCGCTGTTCTGTCTGTTAACGTGTTCGCCGATATGATTCCAATCCCTCGCCTTTATTGCCCCACCCGGAATTACTCTTGGGACAAGATTGGAATGCTGCCTAGGGTCATCCGCCATGTTTGCTACTCAAAAAAGATATTCAGTTGGCGGAAATCTGTTTCTGGGTAAATCTCATATAGAGCTATTTCCCCGCCACTATTTCTGTCTGCTGCTGGTACCGGAAGGCCGGTTTCTGGGTCGATCCATTCAACAAACCCCATCCATCTATTTCTGTTGTGTTGGAATTCATAGGTGACGTTGAAAAGGAACCCCCCATCATTGCTCACGCCGTCAACACGGGTGCAAAGCCAAAATCGTGGACCATCTAGTGTTGATGAGCTAATCGCTCTATTGTTGACCGTCCCGACGAAGTTCCTTGCCTTAACACTTGGATTACCCGCCTCCACGCGCTGGACACGGATAACCGCCTGTGGCCTTTGGATACTGACGGTTCTTACTTGCTCAACGATGGTTAGAACAAGTTCTGGAGGGCCGGTAAAATCTGCAGGGAGAATCTCGGGCAATAACACTTTGTGGTCGACAATAAGTTGCTTTCCCTTTCTGTCTACGTTTGTCTCGCCACTTGATAAGCTCGAGCCAACGGTAATCGTCCCCTTTTGAGAATCCGGTGGGGCCTGTGTCGGACCTGCACCACCGGGGGGCGGATCGCCAAGTTCATACCGTGGGATACGATAGTTAACCGTTACCCGCGCATTGTCCGAATCAATAAATGAGACGTTTTTGCTGACGGCGAATAATGTTCCATCAGACGGGTGTGGATCGCCAAGGTTAGGGATTTTGTCTGCATTCAACGCGAATGTCGGTTTCGCGTTGGCATTGCCGGGGATGTCAGTGACGTGGAATGACCGTTGTACCTCGAGCCCTTCGCCTGACTGGGATGCGGTTGTATTGACCAGATCTTCAATCGTTGCCATTACTGGAACTCCGCTCCTCGGAATCGGGATGCGTTTAGTTCCTGATTAAACCTGGCAATCTCCGATGGGAGTCCTTTTAAAGTTCTAAGGATTGAGTCGCTATTTGTTTCTTTAACTTCCCCACCTAAAGGTTCAAGGCCGAATCTTTCTGGAAAGGCTAACTCAACTGCCGAAAACAGCAGGCCCGCTGGCCCTCTCCCAAAGGTTCTCAATAACTTATTTTTGGCAATTTCGTTAATTGCGTCTATTGAGGGCTTTTCCACGAATGTAGTTGTAGCATCCAAGAACTTACCCAATTCGCCCGTTACCAATGCAAATTTTTTGGTCGCGCCAGTTGCTTCGTTGATTCTCCCGACTAGTTTGGTCCACTTATCTGATAAAACCTGCAACTCTTGCGAAATCGTTGGGGTTAGTTCTGCAAATTGTAAGTCAGCGCGCGCACGAGCATTCTCAAGTGATTGCCTGATAATATCTTGAGTAATCTTGCCTTTCGCGCCGAACCCCTTTTTACCTTGCAAGCCAGCGATGTCTGTCCCTAACGTTTTTGCTATTTCCTGCGCCACCGGAAGCAAGTTTTCTATAACGCTTCGCAGTTCGTCCCCATCTAATTTATTTTTACCAAACCCCTGCGCCATCTGCCGCAAGCCTTGATTGATTGCTTCTGTAGTTTGTCCGCCAATTGTTCCTAATTTGGCAAGCGTCTCAACCATGCGAGCTGTTCTTTCGTTAGATACCCCAACGAGTCTATTCACTAACGCGAATTTCTGGAACGTACCAGCGACTGCGCCGACAGATACCCGCGCTCGTTCCGCAACACCAAATAAACTTTTTACTGTTGACTCTTGTTCTTCTGTGCTATCGGTGACAATTTTTACTCTGTTGTTGAGTTCTGTCCATTGGTCGGCAGCTTTAGACAGTTGCTTAATACCTAAAACACTTGCAATCGTACCGGCAACCCCACCACGCAAAAAACCTAAATCAGCACCACCACCGCCCCGACCTCTTCTTCCGCCTCCACCTCCGGCAGCCGCACGCTGAGTCTTACGCTGTTGGTTTCCAAATGCGGATAGCTTACGGTTAGCATCAGAAAGACCCTTATCAATGCCTCGCGTGGATGCTGTAATGGCGACGTTAATATTACCTATTGTTGCCATTATTTGGTGCTCTCAAAAAGGGTCTTCAGAGTGGATTCCATTTGTTTCGCCGATTGATGTCGTTTTGTCTTCTTCGGCTCATCGCTCAATATGTTTCCAAGAATGAAATCCTTGAACTTTGGCTTTTTGTGCTTCTTGGCGAAGTATCCGGCCAACATCCACGGCACTAATGCAGCTCGCAGATCTTCCCGGTCATCACCAAATGGCTCAATCTGGTTATAGGCGACGTACTCAAAGAAGTCATCTAGTGACATAGTTTGCTGCAGCGTCCTGATAGGGATCCCGAATAAGATGCTTAGGCGGAGCCAGAACCGTCGCTCTGGTCGCCCTCTGAGTTTTTTACCAACTCATCCATGTGTTCATCTGTGAGATAGTTAAGGCGAGCGACAACGTCATAGCATCGCTGCATTGCACCAGAAGACTTCCCCCCAAGCGTCTCGGTTTGTTCTATTGAGAACAGTAGCTTTCCATTTTCATCGCAGGCGCAGCGTGCAATCAAACCTGCAATTGCATTTCTTAATAGGTTTTCCTGCTGCACGCCATCCTCTTCGGCCTTATCTCTCTCTACCTTCAAGTGCTGTTCCCATGCGGTCCTTTCATTAATCGACATAGTGCGAATGTAAAGAAATACCCCCCATTCCGGGCAGTCAACACGTTCGCTCACTAAGTCGTCAGATTCAAGAACGATGGTCGCCGTTGCTGGCTGCAATTCTGACATCAGCTAGCATCGGTCCAAGTGATGGCGGCCGTGAGCTTCAGTGTCATTGAGAAGGTCATTTCCTCTTCCATCGGGGCGCCCCACTCGAACGACGTCATGAACCCGCTTGATGCAAACGTAGCGCCATTTGTGAGTCCACTAGGTACGGGAAACGTTACTGTCAACGTTTCTGCTACCGCGCCAACCTTGGTCACAAGCGCATCGCCCAAGTCAGGATCAAGAAGTCCTTCAAAGGTGAGCTCGCCGGCGTCGTAGAGTTTCGCAGGTATGAACGTCTTCGCACCCGTGATGGATAGATCGGAAACGTCAATTGATTCTCGGGTTACCCCAGATGCTTCAATGCTCGTGAACGTCAAAGCCACGGCCACCGTGCCAAAGACGAAACTTGAGCCTGTGCCTATGTCAACGGCCATTTATATTGCTCCAGTAGAAAGGC